GAGCATTACAGAGGCGTTAGCATTATCGGCATCTATTGCAAGAGGAGAGCCACAAAAAGCGTACACTAAACGATATGATCAATTAGAAGGTGAAGTGGATAAAGAGGTAACTTATACCATTACACCTAATGTGGAAGAACGCCAGCGTTCATTAGATCATATCTTAAAAGTACATGGTGCTTATATTGATAAGAAAGAAATCACTCAACGTAATATCGAAATTAACATAGGTGATTATGATGACGAGTCTTAAACTTAATTTTAATAACCCAGAGAAAGTGTTTAACAAGTATATCTTCGAAATACTTACTAATTATGATAATTTCACTGAAGTACATTATGGTGGAGGTTCTAGCGGTAAATCGCATGGAGTTATTCAAAAAGTTGTGTTAAAAGCGTTGAATAAGTGGAAGTATCCTAGACGTATACTTTGGCTTAGAAAGGTACAGTCAACGATAAAAGATAGTTTGTTCGAAGATGTTAAAGCATGTCTGATTAACTTCGGTATATGGGATATGTGCGAGTGGAATAAAACAGATAACAAAGTTGTTCTTCCAAATGGTTCGACATTCTTGTTCAAAGGGTTGGATAATCCAGAAAAGATTAAGTCTATTAAAGGGATATCGGACATTGTTATGGAAGAAGCGTCGGAATTTACATTGAACGACTATACTCAATTAACGTTGCGTCTAAGAGAACGTAAACATGACAACAAGCAAATATTTTTGATGTTCAACCCAGTTTCTAAATTGAACTGGGTGTATAAGTATTTCTTTGAGCATGGAGAAGATATGGAAAACGTCATGGTTAGACAATCGAGCTATAAGGATAATAAATTTTTAGATGAAATCACACGTGAAAACTTAGAAATGTTAGCTAGAAGAAATCCAGCATATTATAAGATATACGCTTTAGGTGAGTTTGCTACGCTAGATAAGTTAGTGTTTCCAAAGTATGAGAAACGATTACTCAACAAAGATGAGTTGAGACACTTACCTTCATACTTCGGACTTGACTATGGTTATGTAAACGATCCCAGTGCATTTATCCACTGTAAGATAGACACTAAAAAGAAAAGACTATACATCATCGAAGAGTATGTTAAGACTGGTATGTTAAACGACGAAATAGCAGAGGTTATCAAACACTTAGGTTACTCTAAAGAAGAAATATTTGCTGATTCGGCAGAACAAAAGAGTATCGCAGAAATGCGCAAACTAGGTATAGAACGAATCAAACCAGCGCAAAAGGGCAAAGGTTCAATATTGCAGGGGCTACAATTTCTTATGCAATTTGACATTGTTATTGACGAACGTTGTTTCAAAACAATTGAGGAGTTCGACAATTACACATGGAAAAAGGATAAGAATACTGACGAGTATATGAATGAGCCTGTAGATACCTACAATCATTGCATAGATTCACTTAGGTACTCATGCTCTAGATTCTATAGAAATGAACCTAAAAAAGGTACGCCAATTAAGAAATCGATTAAGACAATAAAGTCTATGGGCTTATAAAGGAGGTAACACATGGCACACGTAAACAATTTCGAAAGAGATATCGAACGACGACAAATGCGTGATGAAATATACAGACGCGACGCAGTAGAAGTATATAAATACGACGGTGCAGCGCAAGACTTGTTAGACAACAGAAACGATATCAGCGACTTTATTCGTCATCATTTAGAAGCACAAGTGCCTAGACTTCAAATGCTAGATGATTATTATCAAGGTTTGAACTTTAACATCATGCGAAACAAAAGGCGTAGAGAAAAGCACTTAGCAGATAATAGAGCTGCTCATGACTTCGCTTCTTACATTACAGACTTTATTAACGGTTACTGCTTCGGTCATGCCATACAAGTGCAATCCGAAGGCAACATGACGCAAAGTAAAATAGATAAGTTGCATACAATAAACGACATTGATAGTCACAATCGTTCATTGGGGTTAGACTTATCAATCTTTGGTCGTGCTTATGAATACATCATACGTAATCAACAAGATGAAGTTAGAATTTATAAATCAGACCCACGTAATACATTTGTTATATACGATACTACCATTGAGAAAAATAGTATTATGGCTGTTAGATATTGGAAAGTATCGACAGAAGATAGTGTCGAGATGACTGAGGCAGAAAGCAATATCTACTATGTCGATGTCATTACTGATAATGCAACATACTTCTATGAAGCAAACAGTGTTACTAACTTAGAGTTATCAGAGCGTAAACCTCCTGAAGCACATTCGTTTGGCAAAGTAACTATTACAGAGTTTAGCAATAATGAAAAGCGACGTGGAGACTTTGAAAAGGTCATACCACTTATTGACTTATATGATGAGGCACAATCAGATACAGCTAACTACATGAGTGACTTAAATGACGCAATGCTACTTATCAAAGGCAACGTTGACCTGAATGAAGAAGTAGCGACACTGCAAAAAGAGGCTAATGTGTTCCATCTAGCACCTCCTGAATATACAACGGTAGATGATAAAGTAACAGAAGGTAATGTAGACGCTCAATATATTTACAAACAATATGATGTAAGTGGTGTTGAATCATATAAAACAAGAATTGCTAAAGATATTCATACACTTACTAACACACCAGACATGACTGACGAAAACTTTGGAGGTCAACAATCTGGAGAAGCCATGAAATATAAGCTATTTGGCTTAGAACAACGTACAGCTATTAAAGAAGGACTATTTAGAAAAGGCTTAGTTAGACGTTACAAGTTAGTTGGAGAAATTATGAGTATCAATAGAGAAATAGACAAGGACAACCTTAGAGACTTGATATTCACATTCACAAGAAACTTGCCTAAGTCACTGACAGAAGAAATGCAAATGTACATCAATTCTGGTGGAGAAATCAGTCAGAGAACATTAATGTCTCTGGTTTCTTTCATAGACAATCCAAAAGATGAAGTTGAACGTATCAGAAAAGAGCAAGAAGAAAAGATAAAACATTCTGATGAGTTGATGTTCAATGATCTAACTGATAGCCAACCATCGGAAGAAGATGACGAAACACCTTACAATAAGGAGTGATAATACATGACTTATTGGGACGATAGAGCGAAAGAAATCATCAAAGATGAAACACTAAGTGATAAAGAAATGTCGCTCGAAATAGAACGTATTATCAACAACATGATTAATGATATTGAGAATGAGATATCTAAGTTCTACGCTCGATATGCAGACAGCGAAGGCATTAGTATTTCAGAAGCTAAAAAGAAAATTGATAACTTCGATGTTCAATCTTTCGCTAATAAAGCTAGAAAATATGTACAAGATAACGACTTTAGTGAAAGAGCAAATAGAGAACTAAAAAGATATAATACTGCGATGTACGTAAACAGGGAAAAGCTACTAAAAGCGCAGCTAGGATTAATCGTAACGTATTCATATGCACAGATAGAGCAATCAATGTACAACTATATGGAAAGTGCTTATTATCGCTCGTTAAAACAACAGGCAGGCATACTAGGTGAAACGTTACATGTATCATTAAACGATGTTAAAACGATCGTTACTGCACCTTTTCAAAACTCTAATTGGTCTCGTAGACTATGGCGTGATATGAAAGTAGTTAGACACCATGTTGAAAAAGCGACAAGTCAAGTATTACTAAGAGGTCGCCATCCTTACGAATTCGTAAAAGAATTTAGAAAAGAAACTGGCAATAGTACGTATGAGATAAGACGTTTACTCATAACAGAAACAGCTAGAGTACAAACATTAGCTGCAAAGCGTCATATGTTAGAACAACATGGACCTGATGCAGAATATGAATATCACGCTAAGATTGATGGTAAGACAACGAAAACCTGTAGGCACTTAAACAATAAAGTATTTAAAGTCAAAGATATGAAACCAGGTGTGAACGCTCCGCCTATGCACCCTTTTTGTCGGAGTGCTGTAGCGCCACACATCAATCCTAATTGGAGAGATGAATTCTTTGAAGAACGCAAAGGAAGATATTTTGGAGGTATTGTCAAGTGATTAAATAACTGAAAGGGAGGTGTTGCAATTGGCAGAAACAAACGATGTAACAAATACGCCGCCAGTTACCAACGAAGGTACTGCAAAAGAAATTGTAGATAATTCCATAGGCGATTATGAAGATGCAGATTGGGAAGAAGAGGAAATCATCGATACAGATTTTAGCGATGAAGAAGATTCAGAATATGAAGATGACTTTATGGATCCAGACGACGAAGAATTTGAAGAAGAGAATTGGGAAGAAGATTACGATTTTTCAGATGACTTTGATCAAGAAGATTTAGATTTCTTAGAGGGACTTGGTGGTCCTGGAGATGAAACAGAAGAAGAGTACGAAGAAGATTACGAAACAGAGGAAGGCCTATATGACGTCACTGAACTTGATGGTGATACAATCGATGAGTATGACAAGTATGACGAAAGTTACTTACAAGACAGGTTAGATGATGTTTACGATGAATACAATCAAATCTTCAACAAAGAACCTTCTGACATTATTAAAGATAGTATGACAACACAAGAAAAGATTGACAAAATTGTTGATGCAATTCAAGAGGGTGGAAACGGTGTGTAATGAACGTATCGCTAAAGCTCTTGAAGGCATTCATCATGAATTAAAACGATTGAATGACTCGAACCCTAGTAACCGAGCACAAGCGAAACAGAAAGAACCTGAGAAGAAAGAGTTTAAACCTAAAAATTTCATCTGAGGTGGTACTTATGTCAAAGCGTGAAGCAGTTGGTCCTGGCGTTACCGCGCCAATATCTCGTCAGTAGGGAACGTTAACCTACTCGACCTGAGCACGTCGTTAAACTGTTAAATAACCGAAAATAACTAATTATAGGGGCTAAGTGATAGTTTCTCTAATGAAATGAAAGAAGCGCACTAATCGGGCTTAATTGACTGATTGGGGCGCTATTTTTATGCATTAAATTCTAAAACTTAGAACTTATGAGGAGGATAAACAAATGAAATTAAATGACAAACTAAATCTAAATTTACAATTCTTCGCTGACAATGACGAAGGTGAACCTGGACAAAGTAATGATAAGAAGTCAGAAAACAATAGCGGTCAAGAGCAAGAAACATATACAAGAAGCGAAGTAGATTCTCAAATCAGTAAAGCTGTCGAGACTGCTCTTTCTAAACGTGAGCGTAAGCACCAGCAAGAATTAGAAGATGCTCGTGAAGAAGCTAAAAAAGAGGCTGAAAGATACGCTAATTTAACTGAAAAAGAGAAGAAAGACAAAGAAATTGAGAAACGCGAACAAGCCTTAGCTAAAAAGGAAAAAGAATTTAAATTGCGTGAACTCAAAGCTGATGTAGAAAGTGACTTAAAAGAAAAAGGTCTACCTACTTCGTTTGCACAGTCTTTAATTCATTTGGAAGATAACGAACAAATTAATGATGTCGTTAATTCGATTAAAGAAGATTTCGACAAAGCTGTACAAGAACAAGTTAAAGAAGCTACACGTCAATCAACACCTTACGGACAAGGTAGTGACGTATCTTCTAAAAAAGAAACATCTAAAAGTTTTGCAGAAATAGCAAGACAAAATAGAATAATTCAATAAATTGGAGGCATTTTAAATGGTAAAAGTAAACCCACAAACATTCAATCCAGATAATGTAATGATGCACGAGCACAAAGAAGGGGAATTGTTAAACGATTTCAACGAGCCTATTCTTTTAGATGTATTGCAAAACTCTAAAATCATGCAATTAGGTAAATACCAAGATATGGGCGGAAAGTCAGAGAAAAAGTTCACTTACTGGGCAGATAAACCAGGCGCTTACTGGGTAGGAGAAGGTCAAAAAATTCAAACTTCTAAACCTAGCTTACTTGAGGCGTCTATGCGTTCTCATAAATTAGGTGTTATCATCGTTGCTTCTCGTGAATACTTAAACTACAC